CGCAAGATTGAACGTCTGAAACAAAGCGTCAAGGGTAAACTGATCATCAAAGAATATCCACCAGTCTCAGCTGGATCGAATCATTTCCGCGCACTAATGAATGAGCTTTGGTTGAAAAAGAACTTCCGTCCTGACATTCTCATTGTTGACTATTTGAATCTATGTTCTTCATCCAGAATCAAACTTGGATCGAACGTGAATTCATATTCATTCATCAAAGCAATTGCTGAAGAACTCAGGGGATTGGCTGTTGAATTCAAGATTCCTATTCTGACTGCAACTCAAACAACCAGATCTGGTTACAGTAGCACAGATCCTGGACTTGAAGATACATCAGAGTCATTTGGACTTCCAGCAACTGCGGACTTTATGTTTGCGATGATTGCGACTGAGGAAATGGAAAAGCTCAATCAGGTGATGGTAAAGCAACTGAAGAACAGGTATAACGATCCAACGTCAAATAAGAGATTCATCGTTGGTATTGATCGCCCTAAGATGAGATTGTATGACGTTGAGCAATCAGCGCAGAAGATTTCTGATTCAGGGCAAGATGATGACTCTGCTCCCATCAATCGATTTGGAGAACGTGAGCGGGATTCTAAGAATAAGTTTCGCAGCCTGAAAGTATAAATACATTCTATACACTCAGGGTTTCATTGGATGAACTTCAAAAGATTCTTAACAGAGCAAGAAGAATTTGGAAAGCTCAAGCATCTTGAGCATGCAGAGGATCATCCTATCAATGATGGTATTGCTGGATATCATCGAGCTGTAGAAACGCTACATGCAGTTAACTCTGCATTAAAAGGCGAGAAGTCAAACGTCAGCGTCACGACCAAATACGATGGGTCGCCTTCTGTTGTTTTTGGTCATCATCCGCAGACTGGTAAATTCTTTGTTGGAACCAAATCTGCATTTAATAAGAATCCAAAGCTAAACTATACTGAAGATGACATTGAACGCAATCATAGTCATGCACCAGGATTAGTGAGTAAGATGAAAGATGCTCTTAGACATCTTCCTAAAATCGCACCAAGAACTGGTGTTTATCAAGGCGATCTGATGTATAGTGGTGATGACGTTCGCGAAGAAGGTGGTAAGTATCACTTCACACCAAACACGATTACATATTCAACGCCAAAGAATTCTCAGCAAGGTAAAAAGATAGCAAAATCAAGACTTGGTATTGTCGTCCATACAAAATACAAAGGCGATACGCTCGAGAATATGACTGCTGGATTTGAACCAGACACAGAAAACTTCATGCAGCATCCTGATGTGAATATAATATCGCATAAGATGAATCCTAAGAAATTCCAGCATGATCTGGCACACCAAAAATACTTTGATCATCACATGGAATTTGCTGATGATGCTGCGAGTAGAATGACGCCAGAAACATTTGATACTATCGGTAAAGATAAAGAACATCTTGCAACATACATCAATCAATCAGTTCGAACTGGTGAAAGACCAAGCGCAGAAGGTTTCGTCAAACACGTCACACAAAAGCACGAGAAGATTCGCGATGGTCTAAAGACAGATAAAGCTAAAGCGCAAAGATCACAAAAGCTCTATGATCATGTCGATGCTATAACAAAAAATAGACAGCATTATGATGATCTGTTTCAGCTACATCATCACCTGCAAAGAGCCAAAGACCATTTGATAAAGTCTCTGAATAACACTCAAGAATTTGAACATAGTATTGCTGGAAAACCAGCGAATCCAGAGGGATATGTTGCAACGCATGGTGGCTATCCCACCAAACTCGTAGACAGAGCTGAGTTTAGCCGAGCAAATTTCCTCAAGGAAAAATAGATTTGATATAAATATACATGATAAAGTAATTCCCCAAAGAGTGGGTTTTATGCAAAACGACCATGCCGTAATGACATTCGGGAGGATGAACCCCCCAACAGTAGGACATAAGAAACTGATTTCTCGTGTTAGAGAAATTGCACGTCAGCACGGCGCAGATCATCATATATTCCTCTCTCAAACCCAGGACAAGAAAAAGAATCCACTAAGCCATACTGAAAAGGTTGGATTCGTAAGATCTTCTGTTCCAGGTTCAAACGTCAGCGCAGACCACAACGTCAAGACCATTCTTGATGCTGCTAAAAAACTACATCAGCAAAACTATAGAAAACTGACTGTTGTTGTTGGGTCTGATCGCGTCCAAGATTTTCATGATCTTCTTCACAAGTATAATGGGAAAGAAGATCATTACAACTTTGATAAAATCCACGTTGTTTCTGCTGGTGATAGAGATCCAGATGCAGAAGGCGTGGAAGGTATGTCGGCATCAAAAATGCGCAGTTTCGCGCAGAGCAACGACTTCGATTCATTCGCAAAAGGTTCTCCGAGTAGAAAACACGCGAGAAACATTTTCACAGCTGTTAGGAAGGGCATGCAATTGGAAAGCAGAAAAGGATTATTTTTAGTGGGTGGTCCAGGAAGTGGTAAGGACATAATGTTAAAGACTTCTTTGGAAGGGCTAAACCTCAAAGAAGTGAGTCTGGAAAGATTGCATAAAGCAATCACCGAACAGACTAACCTTCCTGAAATGAGTGGAAATCCATCAATCATTATTAATGGAAATGCCGAAGACAGAGATAAGATTGAGCTTGTGAAACTTGTTCTCGAAAATATTGGATACGACATTGGTATGGTGTTTGTATACACAACCGATGATTCTTCCAAAGAGCGTAATGACCTTCGTATGAGTGGAAGTCTGAAAACATTCAACGAAGAAAGACGCCAAAGAAAGTATTTTGATTCTGTTGAAAATATGAAATATTTCAGCGAAACCTTTGATAGTTTCTTTCTGTTCGATAACAGCAGAAACTATAATCTTTGCGAAAGCGAAGAAAAGGCTGAGATGGCGAATTGGTTTATTGAACTCAAAGAAGGCGTCACCAGTTTCCTGACTGAGAAGCATCCAGCTTTGGTTAGAGCAGGCGTCGAAGGATTCAATAAGCCAAAAAGAACACCAGGACATCCGAAGAAAAGCCATATTGTTGTGACTCGCGTGAATGGTAAAGTTAAGACGATTCGATTTGGCGAGCAGGGAGCAGAAACTGCTGGCGATCCAAAAGCAGGTGAATCGGATAGAATGAAAAAGAAAAGAGCAAGTTTCAAAGCCAGACATGGAAGAAACATTGCAAAGGGTAAAAGTTCAGCAGCCTATTGGGCTAACAAGGTAAAGTGGTGATAACATGAATGAACAAGAACAAAAACTCAGAGAACTCGAAGCCTACAAAAATAGACTTCAATCCGACCTCACACGCGCGAACATGAGTGGTGGTGTTTTAGATCGTAATGCTCCGTTGAGAAGAAACTATAATAATGTTGTTCAGGAAATCAACAAGATTAAACAAGGGCAATAAGATGGATAGAAAGGATTATCTGAAATCGAGAATTTCCGAATCGCTGCGCAAAAGTGTGGCGGAAGAAGTCAAACCAGTAAACGAAGCATCACAAAAGTTGATGAATTATCTTCGTGATAAGCATGGTGCTGCTCTTCAGAAAATGTCATCCCCTGAACTGCAAAAAGCAAAGAAAGCTGCAGCTGCTGAAATGAAAACAAAAACAGCTGAGAAGAAAGCAGCTGCAGCCGAAGCACCAAAGGAAAAAGTCAAAGACACTGGCGAACACATTGTTGTTCAAATGCGTAAGATTGCTGACTACAAACCAGGAAAGTATCCTGTTCGTGTGAGTCCAAAGAGAAGTGTTAACGTGCATTCTGATGCAGCGAGAAAAGTGGTGGCATCGCATGATCAACTCAAAAAGCCTGTTGAAAAGCGAAAGTTCAGAATCAGCCTAACCCAAAGATTGAGAAAGCTAAAGGAGCAACTCGAAAATGGCAGAAGATAGACATTCAGCTGAAGAAAAAGGTGAGTATGATTACGAAGGGGACATGGCTAAGTCTCAGCTAAAAAGTATCATCACCAATGCGCAACGTATGCACGACATGCTGGAAGAAACAACAAACCTTCCTGAGTGGGTTCAAAGTAAGATAACGCTCGCAGAAGATTACATTCTTACTGCAACCAGCTACATGGAGGGAGAAATGAGCGAAGAGTATTCAATACAAGAAAGAATTAATATGGCGAAGGCGAAGATGGGTGATGTCATCAAAGATTTCTATAAGTCTGATGCTCCTCAGTTTGCAGGAAGAAGCAAAAGCAAACGTCGTCAAATGGCAATTGCTGCTAAACTTGGCGCCATGAGAAAGTCAAGAATGTCTGAAGAGCTGAAAGGCAATCAACATAAAATTGATGCGAACAAGAATAACAAGATTGATGCGCAGGATTTCAAACTTCTTCGTTCCAAAATGAAAATGAAAAAAGAAGAAGTTGAGCAGATTGGTGAAGCACCATATATGGGTAAAGGCAATCATAAGCCAGGTTGGATGCTTCGTGCTGATCCAGAACTTGCCAGAAAATTCAAAGAAATTGAAGACAGAAAGAAAAGAATGAATAGTCTGATGAAGACGTATGGTGGGAAGACTGGCGATGAAATCGCTAAGATGAAAAAAGAAGAAGTCGAGCAGGTGAATGAGTTGAAGAAGTCTACTTTAGGTTCTTATATCAAGAAAGCATCTTCTTCTGCGGTTATTAATACAAGAACAGCAGCTGCTGCGAGAAATACGAAGCCAACTGTTTACTCGTCATCGACAGGTGATTTCGAACATCGCCCTGACCCTCAACCATACGAAAAGAAGGCTTCTAAAAGACTCGCAGGAATCTCTAAAGCTGTTAATAAGATGGCTAAAGAAGAAGTCGAGCAGGTTGATGAAGTCATAGGTAATACCACTGGCTATTCAGATAGTGGACCGAGAAATAAAGCTGATGAACGTAAATTTCATCAAATGAGAAACGTCGTGACCAAAGGACCAAGAACAGGCAAAATTACAAAATACGCTCAAAATAGATTAAAGGATAGATTAAAGACCAAAACGTATATGGAAGAAGTCGAAATCGACGAAGGCGCAGTAAAGGCTACAAATAAATTTAAGAAGCGATTATATCAAGCTGCTCAGTCTGCAACTAAAGTGACGCCACAGGGTAACGCAGCATGGACGCGAGCAGCTGCCATCAGAATGACTCGCGATAAGATGAAGAAAGAAGAAGTCGAGCGAGTGGATGAACTGAAGAAATCTACTTTAGGTTCTTATATTAAAAAGGCATCTAAAAAATATGGTGGCGATAAGCAGGTTGTTGGTCGCGAATCTCCTGATGGCACGGTAGCAAAGGCAAGACCAGAAGTTAGATTAAAATTGAAAAACCGTATGCGTGGCATTGAGAGAGCAGCGGATCGTTTGGCTAATTAATATGAAAGACAAAGCATCTGGTCTACCAAAGAAATATGTC